TTTATTTAAATGATGTTGTAGCGGAGGAGTGCGGAGAGTTTCCAAACTTAATTGAATTTTATAACGCAACAGAAGACACTTTAATAGATGGAGATAAACAAATTGGAATAATGATGTTTTACGGCACGGCCGGCAATGTCAACAAAGGCTCTAAAGATTACAAATATATTTGGGAACATCCTGATGAATTTAATATGATTAAGTTTTTAGCGCCAGCCACAAGGTTTCATAAACCAAATTATGGAGGGGCGACAAGGAATGGAGAAATGATAGAGCAAATTCCTAACTTATTAAAAACACATAAAAAATTTGAGCTTATCGGCGTTGAAGATGAAATCGCGGCGAAAGAATTTATATTAAAGAAGTCGGATAAGTTAGCTAAAAGCGGTAACAAGAAAAAATACATAGAGTACAAACAAAACAATCCCTTAGAAGAAAAGGATATGTTTAGGAAAAATTCAGTTAATGATTTTGACACTGAAAAATTAAACGACCAAGAATATATATTATCTAATACGCCAAAAAAATATTCAAGGTGGGTTTTGGATTGGGTTTTGGATGACAATAAAAACAGGAAAATTCCATTACAAGTAACGGCGCGTCCCGCAAAACAAACTGATAAAGATGATTCTACATTTTTAATATTAGATAAAGGCCATCCTATAAAAGGATATTGGGGGCTATACTCTGGCGGCGCGGATTCTTATGATCAGGACACTTCAAAAACTTCCAAGTCATTAGGAGCAATGTGTGTTGTTATAAGAGCCAATACAATAGAGGGAGCCCCTCAATTGGCTCCTGTTGCGGTTATTTGCACGCGTCCCAAGCGTAAGGAAATGTTTTATGAAATGTGTTTAAAGCTCTCGGTGTATTATAATTTACAAGCAGCCACATTAATAGACGCAGCAAAGCCGGGGATTATAAAATATTATGAAGAAAACGCGGGGCAACAATATTTAGCATTTAGACCAAGGAAATTTGATGCCGTTAATACCGACCAAACACATACTTATGGCGTGTTGTTAACAAAACATAGCCGACCTCAAATGGTGAGCTTAATGGATACCGCTATTTACTATAATGTTGACCAAGTTTGGTTTGATGAGTTAATTAATCAGCTACAAAATTTTGATGTTACCGAAGAAGGTTCGGATAATGATTTGGCTGATGCTTTTGGAATTGCCTTAATGCAAAATGCGAGCGAAGAATCTGCCCCCGCCAATAACGACGATATGAGTATTGACGAGCGATTTAGCCTTCACTCAGGAACTTTTGATGCTAATGGAGAATACCATCACAACAGCGGAGATAGCGTATCGTTGAAAACAGATGAACAAGACCATGACGGTTTTGGGTATTAGTTTCAAAAATTTGTTTATTTTTGGAGAAATTACTACTTCAACATGAGCAATATAGGTTTAATGCCGGACATTTCTGTACCCGAAAAAGATAAAACCGATGAGTGGTGTAAGGGATTTCTAAACTACGCTAGATATTTACTTCAAACATACGATTGGCGCAAACAGGACATGACTGCGCTCTATCAATCTTATAACGGTGTTAAAACACAAAAGCAAAATGATATTTGGCAAAAGACTTATGGTAAATCCAATAAGGCTAAATACGTTGCTTATCGCGCGGGGAGAACTAAAATAAATTTATTGCATGGAGAATGGATCAAGCGACCGCTTGCAGCTACGGTAGAAACAATAAACATCGAGGCTATTAGTGAAAAAATGCGCCAGATGGATTTTATGACAGGCGCCATGATGGCGAAGGGCGTTTTAGAAGAATTGCGGGATAAGGCAGGCGTTGATATAATGAATGGGGCCGAGATACCAAGCTCAGAGGAAGACCCATTATGGGAAAAATATTCTCCAAAAGATAAGTGTGAAGATATAATGCAACTCATTATAAATGAGCAGATTAAGTCGTTAAATTTAGTACAGAAATTTGGTGAGCAGTTTTTAGATGTTTGCGTAACGAGTTCGTGTTATGGTAAGCTTGAGATTAACGAAAAAGGGGACGTTGACTGGATAAAAATTGATCCCCGCGATGCAATATATCAGGAAATTGAAAATGATTATTTCTTAGAGAAAAGCCCTATAAAGGGAGCGCGACAAAGACTTCCTATTTATGCCTTATTGCAGAGATATGATTTTACTGAGGCGGAAAAGAATACGCTTAAGGAAATGCAGAACGACTGGGTTAATAGCTGGTCTTCTAATCGCTGGATGGGTACAATGAACGGAAAGGAACTTCTAGTTGATGTTATTCACGTAGAATGGAAAGCAATGAAGCCCCGATATTATAAAGTTGCGCCAAAAACATCGAACCAATTAGAATGGGATTCGAGTGAACCAAATGTAACTTTTGAACTGGACGCGAAACATTATGAGAATAATAAAGCGGTTTTTGATAAGGAGGTTGAGGTTGGGAAATACGTTGTAGAAACTAAGTGGGAGGAAGATTTATGGGAAGGAACAATGATTGGCGGGGTGATATTTAAAAATATGCGCCGTAAACCATTTCAGATGCGTAGACACGATGCTCCGGCTTATATTTTGGACAGTTCTTATTTAGGAATTAATGTTGGTACAGTGGACGGCTTAAGAATTTCAGTGCAAAAAGTAATAGAGAATTTCGATAACATATTTGATATTATAATGTATCAGATATTGAAAGAACTTGCCAAAATGAAGGGTAAGGTAATGATGTATGATAGGGCAGCGCTTCCTAAAAAACGTACCCTAAAAGACATTGCTTACGATATGACAAACGATAGTTTCATTGATGTGGATAGTTCCGCATCAGGAAATTTTGCTAATCGGAATTTGTCGGGAATGGAATTGTTTAAAGAATTTGATTTAGGACTGAGCGCCTCTGTTCAACAGTTGCTTGTGCTTAAAGACCAAGTTTTACAAACAATGGACAGACTCACGGGAATTAATGAAACAAGGGAGGGGGCCATTCAGGCATCTGCTACCGTTACAAATTCACAACAGTCTATTGAAAACTCCCGCACTCAAACGGCTCCCGTTTATTATGCAATGGAATTGTTTACTGAGCGCGTTTTAACTTTAATTGCGGAGGCTACTAAAGTTAGCTATGCTTTTTACAAACAAGAAAAAGGAGAGCAAATTTTGGGTAGTGGCAAGTTTAAGTATATGCAGATGTCTCAGGATGTAGGATTCAAGGATTATGGAGTACATTTACAAAGCGGAGGAAGATATAATGAGATTAAACAGCGCATGCGTCAGTTAATGGAGTTTTCGCTTAATTCAAAACAAATCGAACCCGTTGATGTACTTAAATTTGAAATGTCTGAAACTTTTGTGGAGGCGAAACAAATCTTTGAAGACGCTTATGTGAGAGTTCAGAAAATAGCATCAGAACAAAGAGCATCGGACGCTCAAACACAAATGCAATTACAGCAACAGCAATTACAGCAACAATTAGAAATAGCAAATGGCACAAGGGAGGATATTCAGAAAGCCGAAATCGACAAGGTGGTTGCCGAAACCGAAGGGCAAATACTAATTGATAAAGAGAAATCTAAGAATAAAATGGTTAACGACCAACATCAGGCTGAAAACAAATTTTTGCAAGAATAAGAATAAGTAATATATTTACAATCAAATCAATAGAAAAAAATGGAAACAACTACGCCGACGATAGAGAAACAGGGAGAGCCTGTCGTAACGTCACCTGTTGTAAAAAGCCAGTTCGATATATTAGAAACCGAACCTATTTTTGCCTCAGAAGAAAAACCCGTAAAGCCTACGGAGCCAAATACAACAATCACCCAAACACCCGAAGAATTAGCGGCAGCAAAAGAAATTGCAGACAAAGCGATACTTGACGCTCAAACGGGATTAGCCACGAAAGCTAAAGAATATGGGCTTCCTGAAACAGCGACCGCGGAGGAGGTTATTGCCCACGAAACAAAAATAGCGGGCGAATTAAAAGTTAAAGCAGTTGAATTAGGGCTACCCGAAACAGCAACCAAGGAGGAAGTTTTAGCCGCAGAAAAAGCTAAAAACGAACCCGAAGGTTTTGTTAAGCCCGAAGAACTCGCAACAGGCCTACTTGGCGCAGAAGACGGAACGTGGAAAGCTATGATGTTAGCCAACGGACACGAAGTTCCCGCGGACTATACAGAAGAAAAAGGCTTTGAGGCATTTACTTTAGCAGAGCAAACCAAGCATAAGGCTGAAATTGAAAAGGCTAAAACTGAGGCGCAAGAATCTGTTTTAGCAACATTAAAGCCTGAACTAAGGGCGGCTATTGAATTAGCAAATGCAATGCCTGATATGAGTATTGAGCAAATACTTAATCCAACTTTACAAATTGACAGTTGGCTGAAACTTGGCAAAGAGGAATTAATCAGAGAAGAAATAAAGGCTTCTAATCCTGATTTTACACCAGAAATGGTGGATATTAAAATGCAGGAGATTAAGGATACTAATAAAGTTGACATAAGGTACGATATGATTAAAATTGGTCTTGAAAAAGATCGCGTACAAATACAGGAATTTCAAAAACAAAAAATACAAGAATATCAGAATAAGCAGACGCAAGAAAAGTCGGCGACGGAAAAAGGGAAAATTGAACAAGTAAGTAAAGCGTTGGACAGAGTGCCTTCGTTCTTGGACAAGAAGTTAACCGATATAGACCGTCAATACCTTCGCAAAAAGATTGAGGAAGGCGCAATAAACGACCTTGTTAGCAATCCTGAGAAACTTGCCAAAGCAATAACTATGATGGAGTTTTATGACAAGGGAGTAACATCCTACGAGAACAGAGTTCGGGAAAAATTGTTATTAGAACACAAAAAAGCATTGCATAATACGCCAACTACAACAACAACCAGGGGCGCAAATCAGGTAGTGGTAACAAAACCGATAACTAATCAATTTGACATCTTGAAAGAAGAATTTGGGGAAAAATAATATTAAAACCTCAAAAACTAAAAAATGGCAATTCAAGGACAAATAAATATCGTACAAGGAACTTACGGACCTACCTGTACTGATGAAAATGATTTAATTAGAAACCAGGCGCTTAAGCCTGAGATTCGCAAATGGCTCGAATATAAAAATCGTCGTTATATTATGACGCTTTTAACCGATGGCGCGGTTACTCCTTATGGTATTAATCCTGAAACGAGTAAAAAACCAAAATTTGTTGACAATGTTGGTAAAGGCATTGGAAATAAAGCATACCGCTTTGATGTTATCGGCCGTATTGAAACTAACGCTGTGATTTTATCACAAGTTGGCGCATCTGCAACAGGTGGAGGATTCCAATTATTAATGCAGGAAAATTATCTTTACGAAGGTGCGATTGTAGTGTTTAACTCTAGGTTACAAGCCCGCGTTACGGATAACGGAAACGGTAGCACATCAGCCGGATTCGTTTATAGTTTCCAAACAGTTGACGGAACAACATTTAGTTTTGCTACTGATGTTCAAGGTCAATCAGGAACTTATACTTGTATGAAAATGCACACCTCTTACGGTGAGGGTTCATTACGTGGTTATTCTCGTGATAAAAAACCTGATGTATTTGTTAACCATACCACTATTCAAAGGGCTACTGCAACCATTACAGGTGATGCGGACTCTGATATTTTATGGTATGAGTATTCAAATGCAGCCGGAATGGCCCGCGGATGGATGTACACTAAAGTACAGCAATTAAAAGCGATTATGTCCGTTGATGATGAGCGTCATAAATTATTTGGTGTTTCTTCTATGAAGAATACAGATGGTTCTTTACGCACAACTTCTGCATTAGGCAACGATCCTGAAACAGGATACCCTATCGTACAGGGTGATGGTTTTGAACAACAAGTAAATGGTAACAACATTCTTTATGGATCGGGAACAGACGGGCAACCGACTGCTGATGATTTTGAAGACATTATGCAAACCATGCAGCTTGGCTCTAATCAGGTTGATGAGATTGAGTGGTATGGAATATGCGGAACTGCTGCTTACGCAAACGTTCAGCGTGTTGCCCCTACAATTTCAGGAAACCAAGGAACACAATTATTCCAAACAATTGTTCAATCGGAACAAGCCGGTGGAGTAAAAGTTGGAACTGGCTCTAATTTTATGCGCTTAAATTTAAACGGTAACAGCACAACATTTATTAAACACACATTGTTTGATGATTCGCGTATGTTTACTGCCTTAGATGCTCAGGGAAGTCCTGATATGTCAAGCACTATCTTCTTTATTGGTATGGCTAAAGCTGGTTCTGGCGACGGAGCTACTATGGAAATATTACATAAACAAGCTAATGGTTTAAGCCGTAAAATGGTGGATGCTGATTATATCGGTTTAACCGGAAAATCAGGATTCGTTCAATCAGAACAAGACGCTAATAAATATGCTTGTTTAAAACAAGACATGTTAGTGGTTTATAATACTTCTCTTTGTGGTATTATCTACACAGGGTAGAAGCAAAAATAGTGGGGTAGGAAAACCTCTTACCCCGC